ACTGAAATGGAAATTCGTTGTGAGAAAATCATCAAAGGGTCTGTCGCTTTTGGGAAATTAGTGATTATTAAACCCACCCCTCAAACAATCCAAGCGGAAACAATTAAAGTGGGTAATTTTACTTTTGATAAAAATCAAGTTGAGGCAGCTTTGGCAAATTTACGCCCCATAAATCCTTGACACTCACTTAAAATTCTGCTAGTATTTAATTATGACCGCCGCCCGCTTCGCAATCTGCTGGCGAAAAACTTGCAAAATGGGCGGATTTAGCAAAGGATAGGCTGCGTCATGGTTATACTTCTCTTTTTAATTCGCACACAATAGAAGAGGGAATTGAAGAATCAATTAAGGAATTTAATAAATTAAAATAATTTTATGAAAATAACCATCACCCAAGCAGAACAAAAGGCGAGAGAGTTGATTAAACGGACTCAATCTGTTCAATATATTTACGACGCAAATTTAGCAGCAGAAGAAATTGTCCTCCTAATCCAAAAAGCCGAACAATACAGTGAACTCGAAACACTAATCAAGTGTGATAGTCACTCAAAAGGACTAGACACTCCGATAGATGTGCTTTATCAACTTGTCTTAACATTAAAGGAACTTAAAGAAAAAGCCGATGCGTTGGATTGGTTGGAGAAACCTGAAAACGATGCATTTGTAATGTGTATGGATAAAGGTATTTTATTGGACTGGGCGGTTAACGAAGGTAAAACACTCCTCTCCGCAATCAACCAAGCAAGAAAGGCATAGGGATTAATGAAACACCTATTAAAATTCACAGCAGTCATAACGATTATTGTCTTACTGTTTTCGGCATTAATGTCTTTATGTTATTACTCCGTAAAATTGGGAAAAAGTATCCTAATTTGTCTCATTGGAGTTAATTTTGGTTATTTTAGGGTCTCTATTTGGTTCTTCTAGGGTTGTTTCATCAGGTATCGGCTTTCGCGCGTGGCGGGCATTACAGCCATCCTAATCCCTTCCCCGTGATTTCGTCCGGCCAGCGGACTTCGGCGGCTTAAAACGCAAGCGTGGAGGCTACCAGAAAGAGGGTGTTTTAGAGTAGTTTTTAAGACAAATAACCCCATGAAAGGCTTGATTTTATTAGCTTTTTTTAATTTCTTGCTTTTTCCCGAAAACTCTGCTAAACTCTTACCAATGAGTGACTTACATCACATAGACAAACAAGGGAGAATAACACTTTATTCTTTGGAGTTGAATTGCTTGGATTTGATTTATTTGAATTTTTTGATTTATTTGAATTTTTTGGTCTGTCTTGCAAATTTATTTAAAATAATTCCAAATAATCACTCTTCTGTTTTCTCCCTATGATTCCTCTACTATTTTTCGTGGCGATGGTGGTGATAATTCGCAGAAAACTCCAATAAACACAAGACAATTAAAAGAAATTAATTAAAATTATTTAATTAGAATTGGGTGTGTTTTCTCCTAGTATTTTGTTCTTGACTTTGGTGGAAAAAGGTGGTAAAGTTAGAGGGTCAAAGGCTCTCAGCCTACCAGCCGGGTTAGGTGGCGGGCGGGGTAAAACGAGTCAAAACGTCAGTTAAAGTTAGGACTCTGGTGGGCAATCCATCACCCTGTCCGCCTGATTATATTTCCAAATTCGCTTAATACACACAAAATTAATTAAAATTATAATATTTAATTTAATGACCATTTCTTGGTTTGGGGACTAGCGAACCTGATTCACAAAATGGGTGTTTTCAGATGCTTCTGGGCTGGAGTTAATAGAAATCAATAAAATTAATTAAATTTCGCTAAATACACAAAATTTAAGTGTAAGTAATGACATGAACGAACAATCAAAACTGATAGCCAAAGCAATTGACGAGTGGTTTAATATCCACGCTAATGAAATAACAGACCGCAACTTCTGGGATAGGAACCCCGTAGCAAAGGTAATTAAAGCTGAATTGACCAAGCGCGACCATTGGAAGAATCGAAAACGGGGCAAGCCAAATAAGACCGCCGCCGACCTTATCCCCGCCAACCAAGCAAAAGAAGAGAAGAAAAATGAATTACCGCCAATAGTTGAAGATGATTTAATTTGAGTAAATTGTCTTGACTATTTTAGAATTTTGGGGGTAATATCTTTATACACGGTAGCCGAAAGGTCTAATGCAGAGTGGCTCACAGTTCGGGGAGGGTAGATTTGTGGCGCACCCACTTTAAAAACCATTGCGCCTACTATTCCGCCCAATCTAATAAATTGGGGAAATAAGCCGAATACCGTGTGTTTTTTTCTTGACTTTATTTGAGTAATTTGGTATAGTATTTGTGGATGGTGATGGCCGAGAATGTCAAGGTAAGAGGAAATCTATGACTCAATGCGATGAGTTGTTCATCATAGATATACTATTTAGTTAGTTCGCCGCAAGGTGTCAACGAAAATCTCTGTAAACTGCTATGTCGCACAACTAACCAGCGCGGAAGTAACGCCCCGCTCATCATCCGAAAATTTCCATATACGCATTTCGGCGGGAGAGAATTTTCCTAACCCGATACGGTGTCATAAACCGCGCCTGATTATGGATTTCACTTGACACAAGCAGAAAAATCCGTTAATATTAGTCAGTTAAAACAACACAACCAATAAAATCTATGATACTAACAGAAATCCTCCCCTTCTACGAAGCCCACAATCGCGGCGAAGTGGTCGAATGTCGTCTCCAATATGGGCAATGGCAGCGAGAATGGCAGCGAGCTAAGTATATTTTCAGGGCTAATTTGGAGAATATTGAAAAATATGAATTTCGCTTCCCGCCGAAGCCCAAACTGCGGGCGTGGAAGGCGTCGGAAGTTCCCATCGGCGCGGTGATTCGTTTTAAAGACGAGAGAGGCGTTTCTACTTATTTGTGTTCTAGTACGGCGGTAATCTTGGGATTTAAATATGGGAAAATTTACGACTCTACAATTAATAGCCCGTCCAACGCGTCCTATACTCCCGCGCGAGCTTTAGAAGAAATGGAATACTCCACCGACTTCGGAAAGACTTTTAAACCCTGCGGTATTCTCGAATAATATGAAAACAAAATTTAACGAAAAATGGCTCTTAGATGAATCTCCTTGTTCAGATGGATTAGTATTCGCCCGTTCATGCAATTTTGACTTCGCAAAGATTTATGATACCTGTGAACGTGGTGACTGGTTGATTTGGCTCTTGCGTAGAACGAAAAATTTATCTAAGCCTCAATCAGTTAAAATTGCAATTACTTGTGCAGAGCATGTTATTTCAATTTACGAAAAGAAGTATCCAAATAACAAAGCTCCTCGTAATGCAATCAATGCTGCGAAAAAATGGTTGAAAGAGCCCTCTGAAGAGAATAGGAAGGCTGCTTATGCTGCTGCTGATGCTGCTTATGCTGCTGCTTATGCTGCTGCTGATGCTACTGATGCTGCTGCTTATGCTGATGCTTATGCTGCTGCTTATGCTGCTGCTTATGCTGCTGCTGATGCTACTGATGCTGCTGCTTATGCTGATGCTTATGCTGCTGCTGATGCTGCTGCTCGGTTATCAGAAAGAAAATGGCAAGCGAACCAAATCCGTAAGATTGTTCCTAACCCATTCACTAATTGAATAAGCACCACCGAACGCCGTGAGGTAAAATATAATAACAATCACATAGTGAAACAAACCCCTGCAAAGCTAATAGCTTTGTTTAACGAATAGAAAGGAATAAAAATATGAAAATCAACCAATCAAAGTCAAGAAACAAAGGAGATTCAAGCATAATTTATTTTGTATTTTTTGCATTTGTTTGTGCATTTTTTACGATTGGGGCTTATTGTGGCAGTGGTATTATACAAAACGAGGCTATTAAAGCCAACGTCGCCCACTATACTGTAAATCCCCAAACAGGCGTGACACAATTTGAGTGGATAACTAATTCCGTGAAATGAACTTCCTTCAAAATCTACTAATTGCCGTCATTGCCCTATGTATCAGCTGGATTATCTGCCCGCATAGCGCATGGGTGCTGATTCAATACAAGTATTACCAGTTTAAACGAATGGCGTTTCTGGCGGTAGGAGTCTGCCCCAAATGCAAAACGCGGGTGAACTATACGCCGAGTGGCCGCGCCATCTGCCCAAATTGTAGTGGGAGAAATTAAATGAATTTTAATTAAAATCTCCTTGACTTCCCCCGAACACTCTGCTATTATTAAATTATGTTTAGATTAACTTGGCACAGAACAACAAGCAAGAACAAATACGATGCTAATATTCGCTCCGAATATATTGGGTCAAGGGAATCGATTTGGGAATTGTGGTGGCTATTACACGAGCAATACCCTCACGTTGAGGTGTTCTCTTTGAATGGCTCAAAATGCGATATGAGTAAAGGGCTTAATGGAATGATTGGATATAATTTGTGAATTTTCTTAAATTATCTCTTTGGTTTGTCTTTGCTCTAGTGGCAATCTTCTGTCTGAACCTCCGCTATTGGATTACAGGGAAAGATGTGAATGATGAATACAGGGGAGAGGATTTTAATTAAGTTTGTGTAATTGGAATGGATGCCGCGCCACATTCATTCAAGGGTAGTAATCAAAGATGCTCCGCGCGTATATTTTAAAGATTTATCGGCGGATGGAGTTGTGGGTTTAGCGTTTGACGAGGAACATAAAATAGTTATAGACCCATCACAATCCCCGCGTGAACTGTGGCTCACTATTTTTCACGAGTGCTGTCACGTCACACTGCCGAGTCTCAACGAAAAACAAATAGTTAAATTAGAAAAAACTATAGGAGTTCTTCTGTGGAAACAGTTTCTTCGGCTACAACGACAACAGGCAAGGCAACCCCGCCTTTAATATTTTTAGCGTTTTTATCTAGGTTTCCAATATAGGTTTCATCTTGGCCATGTTGCATTGCTATTTTGGTTGTTGACCAAAGTGGTTGAAGGTTGGAATAATGGAAACACTCCATTTTTTGCTTTTCATCTTCTAAATTGAATAAATCACAAGGTTTTATGTGGTCTATATGCCATCCACCATTACCATAATTACTCCACGTCATTTCTTTGGCGAACTGTTTTTCCAAATATCCCATCAGAAAACTTACATTACAACCAGTTAATTCTTTGGATGATTTTGTTTTATTTTTTATTGAGTAATTAATTCTGCTTAAAAGAGCGTGATAAATTTTTGATTGTAATTTAGTTTTATATTTTTGTTGAATAAAATTACTTTTATATTGCGGGGACATATTTTTCATAGCTTTAAAAGGGGTTTTCTTGGGTGGACTACCCTTTAGATAGAATACTCTCCCTAGAATAGAGGCCAGATTTTGTCTTTTGCGTTTGAGTTCAAAAACATATTTGATTTCGTTCATGGTCATTTTTTTATTGAAGTAATACTCAAGGGTAGTATTACAAATACAATCATATTCTTGCGCCGTGTCAAAATCAATCAAGGTAAAAATTTTATCTTTATTATTGGGCGAAATATATCTTCCTAAAATATGTAGCCCCCTATCTATTTCTCTATTGGTTCTATGCTTCGTTTTTATTGACCGACACCATGCACGGATTCCTCCATCTTGAATTGTGAATGTCCGCTTCGTGATTATATCATAAATTTCTCTCATATCCATGATTACACACGTTTAAGCAGCCTGCAAAAATAATCTTGACAAAAATTGAAAACCCTGTTAATATAAGTTTGTGATTGACTGTTGAAGCGGAACTATGTGTCCGTGGAGGTTATCGGGATACAGTAGAAACGAGATATAGCATAACGTTTGCTACAATCATGGTTTGGGAGGAACGTTACTCGTCCCATTAAAATACAAGGTAATCGGATGTATGTCTGATTACGGAACTTGGTAGCCGATAGCCTGACTCGGCGAAAAGTCTCACGGGACTTTACCATAAATCATGCAACTAGCGTCGTGGCGTGAGGTTGACAAACCTGTTCGGGGAACAGCCTGAAAAAATCCCCTGCAATTTTATGGACGAAACAAACATTGATTCCGCCGCCAAAACTATAGCAGACAAATTTGCTCACGTTTTACACCGCCGCGCCCAACATACTTCAACGATGTTCCGCAAGTCTGAGCGCGGGACATTCGGACGCCGCAATACTCGAAAGCTAAATGATGCTGCGGTAAATAAGGCTCTTCTCAAAGCCGCAAATGATGCCAAAATTTCGGCGGAATTGAGCGAATTTCCAGTGATTTCGGCTTAAATATAAGCTAAATAAGTTAATTTAAGTCAATTTTAGTAACTTTATGGATACCCCAAAAATTCCTGCATCTGACCCAAATAAGCAACCCCAAACTTTAGCTGAGTTCTACGCCTTCTACTGGAGCAAATTATTTAAAAAATTAAATAAAAATGTCCAAACCCACATCGAGGAAAATCGAATCAAACCCACTAAAATAATACGCGGCAGGGAAATGCGCGACCCAATCGTGCGTGACTTCGTGAGAGAGGTGGCGAAACAGGCAGAAGAGGCGTTTGATAAAATTAAAATAATTTAATTAAAATTGTCTTGACTTGGTTTGAGGGTTATAGTAGAGTTAGAAGATGAAAATTACATACGAATCCAAAATCCCTCTTGAATGGAATCATCCTATCCATGTCGCTAAACGGGCCGCTTCTAATCCCAAGAGGGCAACCAAACTCAAGGAGTATCTTATCCGTATCCAAGACGGAACGCGGGACAAACGCAGAGTCTATGACGCAGCCGAGAATCACACCATAGGGGAAATTTAATTAAATTATTTATTAAAATTTACTTGACTTCAACCGAGCAAACTGATATTCTCTTCACATGACAAAAAACCTATTCGAGTCAGTCGTGGGTCAGGATGAAGCCAAGAAAAAGTTGGGCTTCTATATCAACGCCTACCACCAAACCCGTATCATGCCTAATCTCCTTTTCGCCGCTGCGAAGGGGAATGGGAAAAGCCTCATTGCCCGCGAAACGGCCAAACAACTTTTGGCTTATGGCGAAGATGGCAAGCCGCTAATGAAAGAGGATGGCGTCACCCCCAAGAAGAAAACCTTTTTGGAGATTAACGCCAGCACCATTAAATCAATTCGTCAATTCGTCAACTCTGTGCTTATCAATCATGTGGTGGATAAAGACGTGACGGTTTTTATTGACGAGGCCAGCGAACTCAAAAACGACGTGACGATGAGTTTACTAACCATGCTCAATCCTAACGTCACCAACAAAAATACTTTCGTCTATGACGAGTATGCGATTGATATTGACTTTGCTCGGCAGACCTTCATCTTCGCTACAACTGAATCGGAACAGATTTTTGCTCCGCTGCTCGACCGCCTAACACGAATTGACCTGTGCGCCTATACCTATGACGACCTCGCAAAGATTATTCAAAAGTCCGCGCCGGAAGTTTCTTTCATTGAAGGAGTGTTGGAAGAAATGTCGAAAGTGGTTCGTGGTAACGCGAGAAATGCAATCAAATTAACTAACGATGTCAAGACATATCTTTGTCGCGAGAAAACTTTCGGGCGTAAATCGTGGGAAGATTTGAAAAACATTCTGTCCATCAAACCTTTGGGTCTTTCTCCCATTGAGATTTCGATTCTCCGTTTTTTGCAGGAGCGTTTAGAGGGGTCGAGTTTGACCAATCTCGCGGCCAAAACCGGACTTTCTCGAACTGCACTACAGGCTGATTATGAAAGCGTCTTACAAAAAAATTCGCTCATGGATATTCAGGCCGGAAAAGGGCGCATGATTACACCGAGGGGCTTGGAGTATCTGAAAAATCTTGATGCTTGTCCTGCATAATTTTACTTGACATTAACTGAAATTTAATATATTATTTAACTATGAAACACACCAAAGTTCGTCGGGTCGGTTCGGGTCGCACGAAGGGTAGCTTTTCGTTCGTTCCTGTCACTCTTGGACAATTGAAAGCCAAATTTAACGACGACAACATGAAGTTCCTGCTATCTCGAAAACAGGCGGCTTTATTTGGGTTTGAAAATCTCGTCACTGGCACGGTGGGGGAACTCACGCAATCAATCGCGGGTCAGGTTGAAGAGTCTGCCGCGAAAGTCAACATTACCGAACTCTAAAATCTCCTTGACACCAACCGCAAACTCTGATATTATTTAACCAATGAAAAAATACACAGTCATTTACCCCGAACAAGTAGGCTATAATCGCGGCCAGACCATAACAAGGTTTCGCCATGTTATAACCGACAACCTAGGGAAAACACTGGCAAAAGAATTTGGTTCTGATGTCTGGTTTGTTTTCGACGGTCACATCATCCCAACTGCTGACTAATTATGCGCTCACTTCACTTCCTCAAAATCCACAAACAGTCTTGGCAGCGTCTTTGGGAAACGCTTAACGGCGCAGACCAATCCATCGTTGCGGGGGATGATTTGTCCCCGCTGACTGTCTGGTTTCACGAGACGGTTCTAACCGAAGCCAAAAACAACTTTAACAATCCCGCCTTTGCTTACAACTCGCCGGATTCATTTAAGTATCAGCAGGACTAATTATATGCTAACAAACCAAGAAGCCAAAATCTATCTCGCGGAACAGTTGCCGGAGAAAATAACACTTACTCACACAATGCTCTGGTGTAAAGATATACCAGAAAACCCATATCCAACATGTCGTCCTGTCCTCGAAACCGAATGGCAACAAATTGCTCTATGGGTTGAGGAGAAGATGACGGATGAGCAGTCCGACAAATATCGCCCAAAATTGTTTGATTTGACACTATCAAATAAATACCCATATGGATGGGCAAGAGGGTATTTATCAGCATCCTACGCCACCCGCGCAACCGCAATGAAGGAGTCTGGGTTATGAAAATAAAATAGTGCAAGCAAAGAACTACAAAAACAGATAGATGCCCCGCACCTAACCCATTACAAATAAACAACTTATGAAAATACTCTACACCATATTCTGTGTCCTCACCGCGATGATACCATTCACGGGAGTATTTTTTGGTCTATCGTGGACTTCTTTTTTACACCGTTAGCATGGATTAAGTGGCTTATCTTGCATCAGGTCACAGAGACAGTAATCAGGCACACATTTGGATGGTTTTTTAACTGAAATTACTTGACACGCGCCGAAAAATCTGTTAGATTGATAGCAGTTAAATAACACACACAAAATTATGTCCACACATGCTAAAACAACAATTCGTGACGAGCAAGATAAACCCATTCTTTCATTCTACCGGCGATGTGACGGGTATTACTCTGGCATCGGTAAAGAACTCGCGGAGTTTTTGAAGGATTTCAGGGTTACAAACGGCTACGGTTTGGGCGACAACACCAAAACCGCGAATGGTATGAGTTGCTTGGCCGCGCAGTTGGTCGCACACTTCAAGACGGGAATCGGCGGGGTTTATATTTGCGGTCATAATGATAACGAGGAATACAATTACTTGGTGCGTTATATCACGCCGACGAACGGCGAACGCGCGGGCAAAGTTTCTCTTATCGGTATAACCACAAGTGAAACGCGGGTGTTTCCGTTGTATGACGAAATAATCCCGACCGTGATTAAAACCGTGTCCTTCGTGTATGACAAGGGCAGGAGCAGCGGCGAGGAACCGAAGTGGCGCACGATTGAAGTCATTCAAGAAACCGAAGATTATATTGACGGCTTGCAGAATGGTGAGTTTCGCCGGTTCTCGAAATGCAAAATCGTCGGTGGTAAAATAATCACCGAGTAATTTAAGAATGTAATCCCGTTATGCTTTATCGGTGAAAAAGCATCATTTTTCTATGCCCGCCGAAATACTCAAAACGCCCGACCAGTGGGCGATTCACTTCAAGTTGCACTCCTGCATCGGAAATAAGAAGTTCGCCAAGCAAATAAAGGAAATTCAAGATAATGCAAAATCCGTTGGATGGGGCGAAGGCTACGAAGAGGGCTATCGCAGCGGATATAGTCAGGCGATTGATTGAAATTTAGCTTGACTTTAATTGATTTATTTGGTAGTCTCTAAATATGAACGAAATCAACCAACTGATTCAGGCAATTTTCGACTACGACGAGAAATATGGTCGTCCCATGGAAGGTAGTAACCTTCGCAGAGAGGCGTATGACAAGATAATTGCGCTGACCGAACGCGTGAACATTTCTGAAAATAAGTCTTGACTTTGATTGGTTAGTTTGGTAGGATTTGAATATGACAAAACAACACGCATACAACCTGATTCAAGACGATAAAGCAATCTTCATTAACGAATGCAATGTAGGTAAAGACGGTTGGGAGCAAACTTACGAAGCCGAAGGACACCGCATTAAAATCTGCGCCATTGGAGATGACAGATGGCTATTTGATGACGTGGATAGCATAATAATTGAAAAGATTTGATTATTTTACTTGACTTTAATTGATTCGTTTGGTATCTTATCTTTATGAATAAAAACATCCTCGGCAAACAATACGGTTATCGCAGCAGCGCAAACCGTGCAATTAAAAACTTTCGTGTGCGTTACTTCGCCACCATTCCAAAGGGCTTTCAATTTTGGGTGAATCGAATTGATGAGGGATGCCATGAGATAAATGGAGTAAAGAATTAAGAAAATTTACTTGACTTTGATTGATTTATTTGATAGGATTTGAATATGGAAAAACTCATTGCCGAACTTGGCACTCAATTAAACAAAGCCATCCAAGTCATCACCAGCGAATATCCTGTTGAACAATGGCCGGAATATGGTGTCCCCGCTATGGAAGCCGCACTCGAAAAAGCAATTGCTTACGCCGAGAAGAAGAGTAAATTAAAGAAGTAAATTTTACTTGACTTTAATAGGACTCTCTGATAGTATTCTTATATGAGCAAATACGACATTTTTAATATGGAGCTTTTTGTTGGCGACGAAGTAGCCTTTAATCCACCAGTCTATAAGGGGCTTGTAATCGGGACAATCGTTTCATTCTCGGACAAACAGGTTAGGGTATCATATAAACCCACTGGAAAACAAACTACAACCGAGGCTAGTGTCTATCCACGCAATGTGGCAAAACATCGCAGCATGGGATTTGATTAAATGATTTTGATTATTTTTACTTGACTTTGCTTTCTCACTCTGATACATTGTCGGCAGTTAAACAACAAACAAACACAAAAAATTATGGCAAACAAAAACCAAAAGCAGATTCGGGCAAAGCTGACTCGCAAGGGCGCAGACGGTTTTGCGGAACAAGTGCCAACCCACGGCTACCACAATAATGAGCATGGGGCTTTTGCTCCTCGCCGGATTGCGGCGGTTCACACTGGCGAATACAAACCCAAAACCATCAACGGCAAGCCAAGCAAGTTCCCGAAGGTCTGCGCGGAGTCTGACGAAATGCCTTTGTCACGCCAGCGTGAAATCTTCTACGGCGTCCGCTGAAAATTTGGACGGGGCGAACGGTGCGAGTCCGCTAAAAGAACACTCAACCCTGTCTTTTTATCTTGACATTCTCATTAACCCTGCTATACTACTCGTATGAAAATTAAAAACTGGACAATACAAAATTACGGAACTAGCGTCTTGTGCTTCATTTCTGGCGCGAATGAGCAAGAGGCGTATGGTGATTATCTCGACCTTCTGAACTTTGGAGCCGTGGGGTCACGCAGCGAAGATGACAAGCCGAATTTTGTGGCCGACGCTACGATTGCCGTCTGGACAACCGCCGCGAAGTTGAAGCGTTATTTATTTTTCCGTAACGTCTTTCGTCTCGCTGATACCGCAAAAAAGGGAGACACTACCGTTAATCAACGCGCCCAAGAATTGGCCGAACAGCAATACAATTCCATTGCTACCGAAAGTTTCCGTTCAATCGGCGGGAATACCGAGGAATACCAGTTTGGCACGATAACTGCTGAAAATCCCGATGACGATTTTAAGGACGAATGTTATAAATACGCCTTTGCCGCGCCGGAAAGTTCCAAATAATACTCCCAAATAACTCAAATAAACCCCTGCTTCGGCGGGGGTTTTTGTTGCCCAAATTAGGATTGATGTAAGTCGTTGATTATCAAGGGGTTACGTGCCGGAGCCTGTAAGTGGTTGATTATGAGGAATTTACAACTTTCGGAACCTGATTGTAAAGTTTTTCCACGTCTAAAAACCATCGGGAATCCTTGGCATATACTTTATTCAGGAATTGAAAGTAATCGCCGCTACCGTCCCATTTTGCATACTCTTTTTTACAAAGCGCGATACATTTTTGCCGTGCTATCGCATCAGGCCAGCCATGAATTACGCCATTAACGCGGTATTCGCATCCGTAGGGGTATTTTAGAGAGTTCTCGTGAACTTTGATACAGTCCGCGAGATGTTCAAAATCAATCGGCGCGGCGGTAACGTGGATTGCCGCGAATAGAATTGTTGCTATGAGTAATTTTTTCATTCAAACATCACCTGTTGAAATTGTATCATCCCGCCGGACAAGTCTTTAATCACTTCCCGCGTTTCGGCGTCCACTGTTATTTTGCCAGTGAGACGTTGGACAAGTGCGGCGTCGGCCTTGTCTTTGATGTAGCCGAGTTTTTTGCCATAGACTTCGCGGATGTAAAATTCGATAACTTTCATGCTGATAGAATAGCAGAGTTAAACAGGTTTGTTAAGGATTATCCGTAAATTACTTCGCCGAAAATTGCCAACTGGACAAAGGCGTCAAAATCCATCGCGTCAGCCTGACCTAGCCATTCTTCCCACTCTTCCCAATTCGCGGAAATCGGCGGTTTGGTGCATCCCTTCGGCCACTTGTCGGTAAATATCAGGGGAAAAGTTTTGAGCAGAATATCCTTATTAAGCAGATATTCCTTATTATCTTCGCCATCGGAAAAGATAAAGCCCAAAGTTGAATACTTGAAACTTGTGCATATTAACGAGCTTCCATTGCTCGCTTCGGGAAAGTTGTCCATGATTCCACGGACGATTTTTTCAACCATTTCATTGGGTATTTCAATAGTAATTTTCATGTGAGTAATATAGCAGATTTGTTAGCGGTTGTCAATTAAAATCCACCAAGAAAAGTCAAAATCCATCGGCGGGAATTATCTTCTTTAATTTCAAAAGTCGAGGTCGCGCCGGTGAAGTGTTTAAGAAACTCCGCGAGTTGTTCAAGACTGTAAAACGTAATTGTTCCATTCATGCCGAAATACTATCATACCCGCCAAATAATGTCAAGCCAAATCTTTCCAAAATAGGGCTAAATAGGTGATTAGCCCGGTTTATGTCAAGCATAATGTTCTCTAATCATCACTTCTGTAAGTCGTTGAGCATGAGGGGTTTAGGTGTCGGAGCCTGTAACCCGCTGTATTACAACAGGTTACAAGATTCGTGTTACGAAAATTTCGGCGGGACTATTTCGTCACTCCATTTTGCGTTAATCACGTCGTCAAGATTGCATTGCCAGAATTTCGCAATCACGCGCGTAACCTTTTTACGCCGGAAAGAGTAATCGAAAACGACAGTGACAATTTCAGGACTGCAATCAGGCAAACCAGTTGTCGGATTGTAATTTTGAAGCCAATAGTTGCCGGTCGTTTTAGGTTTATCGTAAGTCATTACATTCATGCGTTAAGTATGCCAGAAAATTATCAATTGTCAAGTAAAAACTTCTCTTATAACTCCCTCATTATCAAAGGGTTACACGCTCCGGCGCGGAAGTCGTTGAATTGCAACGGGTTAGCAATCATATTCAAGATACCGATTGAGAATTTCCGCATCTTGCGGGCGAGATTCGAGTTTTAATGAAACGGAGTTCCCCCAAGTTTGATAGGCGGCATTTTCTTCCCTGCCAATGCTGCAAAAACCAGCCGAAACTGGTATGCCGTATTCAACTTTAACTTCACTATGCTGCAACAATGGACTGAAAACAACCGCCATCTCAATATCCCTTTTTTCGAAAATTATGTATTTTGATTTGGTCATTTTATTTGATTTTTGTCTTGACACAGTAAAGAATCGCCGCGATAAAAAGGCAGATTTCCATAAGTTTTGCTAATCGGTCAGATGACGAAACCGCTTGCATCAGTTTTCGCTTTGCCCTTTTGTTTCAAACCGACGACGACGTTGCGCGGGTCGTTAAAACGTAAATCACTTTCGTCGCCATTTACAATTTGCTTTCCAAGATATTCAGCTTGCAAACTTTCGCGGAAAACTACCGCGACATTTCCGCCAGCAGCCAAAACCTTTTCAACATCGGCCTGATTTGATTCCGAACGGGAAAAGGTTAGATGATAATTTGCAGGCAATTCGCCGTTAGCATGACGCAAGGCGCGGGCGGATGATTTTGTGTAATCGTAAAATTGAATATCTGGAAAAATTTCCATGATATTTTTACCGTCAAATTTGATGCTTTCCCATGCTAAATCGCTTGTCCCATTTAATCTGCACGCGACTTTCATTTTCGCTTTTGCACCGCGTTTAATGAGCGCGGAAATTTCTTTAACTAATTGCTTCCCATATTCGGCGCGATTAGAGAAGAAAAGTTTTGTGCGATTGATACGTCCTTCATTTACAGCCTTGTAAATTCCGCCGAAACCAGCCGTAAAAAGACACACCGCTTTGCACCCTTCGGAAGCATTTGGGCAGGTATTTACGCCGCTTGCCATTGCGGGGGCAAGGTATTGAATACCCGTTAAGTAACCGAGTTTTTCACCTTTGACAGTTTTGGCGTCATTTCCAACAGATAGTAATTTCATTCCCTAGAGAATATCAGACTACGCGGCCAATGTAAAGGAAATTTTGAACTTATTTTGGACTAATTTTTTCGCAACTTTCGTAATATGCGCGTAATATGGCACAATAATTGCTCAACTTTTCCCTAATAATGGTAATAAGAGTTTCTAATGTCATCACCGCGCGGGTAGTGCGCGAGTAATGCGTGGGTAAGTGCTTGATTATGAGGGGGTTACGCGCCGGAGCCTGTAAGTTCCTGAATATCAATGGGTTATGTTAATCCTCGAAAGATTCCGGCAGGTTTTTCCAGATTCCATGAGTTGCTTCAACAGCCGCAAGCCGCTTTTGTTTTTGGCGGTCGCTTAACTTTGTTTTGTCCGGCACGACGCGGACGGGATTAAAACCCCACGTTTTGCGGATTGATTTGATTGCTTGGAGTTGAGATTTCACAGCGGGGAAAATGGTTTTTCTTTAGCAATTTCATCGGCCAACGCCTTTTGCGCCAAGTCAGAATGAATATCGGTTGTCGGCAATTCGGCGATGGGATAGTATCCGTGACTGCCAGACCAAACTAGCCAGACTTTTCCGGTTGATGTTGGCCAGTTGATGAGTTTGATTTCCATATCAAAAGATTACCACATTCAGGCTACAATGTCAAGCACAATTTTTACCAATCATGCGGGTTTGATTTTGCATATTGGTTTTGATACGATAAACGCCGAGGCCAAGCGGTTTAATATCCACATATTCAACCTTGCCTTTGATAATCACGGAAAAGTTTGTGATTAAAATGTATTCCGCCAAATCTTTTTTTACGCGAATTGCATCGTCTTTTGATTCACAGCGTCGATTAACGAGCCAAGAGCGCAAATCTCCCAAACGCTGTTCAATTGTCAGTTTGCGAGTTTTCACTAATGCTTCATTCATTCCAATAGAATATCATACCCGCGCTAAATGTCAAACCATTATTTCATTCAATTATCAATTATTATCTTGACAAACCTTCTATGATATAGTAAGGATGGAATCTTCATAACCCTTTGATTCTAAAGGGTTTATAGGCTCCGGCGCGTAACCCGTTGAAACTAAACGACTTATGAAAGTGTTACCACAAAAGAAAAACGCCGCGCAGTTAAGCACGGCGTGAGGTGAGATGCTGCGGAGATTACGCGGCGGCGGCAACATGGCCGGAGTTGCGCCAAGTTGACTTAACATATTTCCGGGCTTTGGGCGTCAGGACTGTAAAGCCCGCGAAGTTCACGCTCAAAACTCGTTCAGAACGGAACGCGATAAACTTTTCGTGATTGTGCGCGGATAGCGCGGTGAACAACGTATTGCCCGCCGTTGATTTCCAAGCGCGGTTGCGCGGATTGCCGACGATGGTATATGTTTGAATTGGCCGGTTTGAATTGCGCGAGTCAATCGGGTTGTAAAGCACCTTGTAAGTAGGGGCAATGAAACCAGTTTTGAACGCGCCGATAATGGCGAGGATGAGGAGGGCGATGAGGAGTGTGAACATAACTGTTTTTGTATTTTTTTGGGACTGTTTTTTTTGTTTGTTTTTGTTTAACTGACAGGGAATAGATTAACAGATTGCGCGGCGGTTGTCAAGCCTTTTCCGCCAGATTATCAAAGAAAATTTGCGGTTCAAGTTTTTGTGTAGAATACTTTTTGCTGGCGAGCCATTGATTGATATGTTTTGAAGTCGTGCGGCTCCATTTCTTCCCTGTGATATAGGCAATACCGCCTAGGAGACCGCGACTAACAGCCGCAACGGGTGTTTGATAAGAAAAAAGGATGTCCATTCCATCAATGGTTACTTCGGTTTGATTTGGCGCGAGTTGTTTTAATTTCATATGCGAAAACTATATCAGATTGCCGTAAATAGTCAAGCCAATAAATAGCGGTTCTGCGACGTTTTTCTCTTGACATCTCACGCGTTTTCTGTTATGTGCGTAAGTCGTTGAATTGCAGGGAGTTACACGCCGGACCCCGCAAGTGCTTGATTATCAAACACTTACGGAAGTCTTGCGAACGTTACAATTCGACTTGCTTGATGAGTTTAACGGCATCGGCCACAAAGTAATCTTTCCGGCGGCAATTTAACACTTTCACGCCGATGCTGCGAAGAAAATCCCAAAGTTTTTCATTCCAAAACTTGACGAGGTGTTCAACCGTGCGCGTTCTACCGAGCGGGATAAACTTGTATTGGCGGCGAACATTCATGGCGATTGCTTCCCAAACGATATAATCATTGCCGAGAATTTCAGAGTTGTTTCTGACAAAGCGGTTGGCTTGCTCGCGTGTTTTGCAGACAAAAATACCCGAACCGGCCAAACGGATATTTGGAATTGTCCACGTTTGCGTCGAATATGACAAGCCAAGAAAATTTTTGATTTCAATCGGCGTGAGGGGATAAGTCATAAGGCAGGACTGACACGCTTTGGTGGTGACTTTATAGACGGTAGTAAATGTTTTCATGTTGGCGATATTGTTATGGTTGACGTTTAACTGTTGACAAGATACCAGATTGCCCGCGAGAGTCAAGGGAATAAATCGCCGCCTTGTGTTATTATTAGCTTGACAAAGGCGCGGGATTATGGTATGGATTGCGCCGTCGTAAGTTGTTGATATTCAACGAGTTAGCGGCTCGGGCGCGTAAACCCCTGATTATGAGGGGCTTACGCCGGAATTATTTCCGCCGGAAAAACCATTTAATGCGCGTCAGGCCGTTGGAGTCAAAGTAGATGCAGATTTTCATGGTGTTAATCGCGCAGGTTTTCGATGTTGACAATCGCCGCCGGTATCTTGGAAAGTCCAACGTGCTTTTCCATGATTAAGTAACGCTCAACCGTGCCATAAGAAACTTGGCCGGTGAAAGTGTGGCGGTAGGTTGTGCCGTTGAGTTTGTAAGTAAGTATTGTTTTCATGTGTGGATAATGTAACAGGTTAATTGTTGTTTGTCAAGATAAAAACCGCTAGGAGTTCTTTAATAAAATCTTGGTCATTGTCCAGCGTGATATTGTGATTCTGGCCGCCGGTATAATCAGAAAAATCTTTTGCCGTGCGAACGAGCATTGTATCTTTGAACCAGCGCAAATCGCTGATTGAAAAATAAAATATCCGCCCGTCAGACAATTTGAAAAACCCGCTGGCGTCAAAATGGTTAGGCTTGGAAACTTTAATATCGGTCACGCCGATTGATTTCAAAAACGCGGTAAATTCACGCTTGAAAAGTTTATGCCACGCCAGATATTGCGGCGTTCTACCACTGGACAATTCAAAATTTTGTTTAGTTGCAAGGATGAGTTTTTTCATATAAGAAAGACTAGCAAAGATATTTGTTTTTGTCAAGGGTAAAATGAATATCATTTCGCTCATTAAGCCAGCAACTTTTCACGGTCGCCACGTCAAAATCAGGGAGCAAAGCAATCGCAATATCAAACCGCGAATCATAACCAATTCTAATAACGATTTTGATTATTAAACCGGCGGGATTGGTTTCAACTTCAATAATGTTGGCGCGTGTGACTTCGACAACAAACGGCGGCTTTGAAATTATCCCATACCTGTCATTGATGCACGAAAGTTTTGCATGGTGGGAATATGTTAGGCGATACTTGCGCCCGAAAAAGTATTCCGCCGCTTTCGGCAAACCCAGTTGGCTATGATATAATGCCATGAGGAAACACTAGCAGAACCGGGGAAAGAGTAAAGGAGTTTTTTAAGTTATTGTTATTTATTATCTTGACAAGGGGATAAGATTATGGTAAGGATGAAAACTTCGTAAGTCGTTGATTCTAAAGGGTTTATGCGCTCCGGCGGGCAAGTGGTTGATAATCAAGGGGATATGAGATTGGCCGCGCCAGCGAACTTTCGTCCCCTTATTTATAACAACCGTTATCTTTGTGAAGTTTGGCCAAACAAGTCACAACATTACGGTCGGCGCGTTAAATTGGTAACGGGTGGCCGAATCGAACGACCGAACTTTGCGTTATGAGCGCAACGAGATAACCACTTCTCCAACCCGTAAAATTCTAGTCTGTTACTCCGTTGTGCGTTTCGCGCAAGCGCGGACTAGCAACCCCGATTCACAGACAAGATTCTAAAATTTGGTGGACGTATCGTGCCGCCTACGCCGGATTTTTACCGGAGGTCAAAGGGACTTATTCCAGTAACCTAACACTCTTAAAACTTTACACTATTTCTCAACTATTGTCAAGATAAAAAACATGGCGTATTATCGTTTTATATCACCGCGCCTACGGATTGCTGAAACGCATTACGGGTAATCCCATGCTCGAACTCGTGTCCCCGCTTTCTTTTCATCAGATAATTGTCAACTAATCGTTCGTTCCTACTAGAATCGCTAACAACAAAGATATATTAGCAGATTGCCGCGAATACGCAAGGGAAAAACCTCACTATTTACGCTAAAAACTTCTTGACATTCTCCCGCGTTTGTGGTATAGGAGCAAAATCGCATAACATGTTGTATTTCAAGGACTTACAGGCTCCCCCCGCGCAACCCATTGGTAATCAACGGGTTACGCTGGCAATTATTCGTTGAGATAATCGTCGGCTTCGCGGTCGTTGTAATCCTGCAAATCGTCTTCGCCGCTGCCCGCGCCGGAATAGTCGAGTTCGTGACGGTCTTCCCATGACGCATCAAGATAGGCGTCTTCCGCGAACTCGGTTGTAAAATCCGGTGTTGACATTTGCGTCAGTGGCGTGATTTCAGACTCGCTCGGCAGATTCGTGAATTGGTTACTCATATGCGAATACAATATCAGAGTTGGAAATTTTGTCAAGAACTATTTTAACATTTTGCTAACTCGTTGAATATCAAGCGGTTATGCGCCGGGGCGCGTAAGCCGTTGTGGTTAAACAACTTACGCGGATTTGATTTACGAAACTTTCACCGCTGCCGATTTAATTTCCGAAACATAAACGTCGCCCATTTCCGTGCAAAACGGTGAGGTTACGCTGCAAAACCATCTTGCGAACGGCTTATTGTCGTCCACTTGCCATTTCTTCAAGACTTTCCACGTCCAGCTTCCATCCAGCGTTCGCCAGACTTCGTAAGGGTTGGAAACCGGACGAGTTTTTGCACATTCATTTTTCATGGTTGTATATTAGCAGAGTTGGGGTTGACTGTCAAGAGAAAATTTGCTGCGTCCAAACAATGTCGCCATTGCAGAAAATTGTCACGGGGACTTTGCGGGCAACCATTGCATGAGCAAAACGCATCGCATCATCCAAACTGTCACGCGCGGACGGCGCGGGAAAGTGCATTGTGAAGTTCGGCGTTTTGGCGGTGTAAATCTTTTTCATGGTTAAAGAATAGCAGGGTGAAAGGGAAAAGTCAAGATAAAAGTTGCTCAATTTCAGTCCACCCCATAGAGCGCAATTCGTTGACAATCGCGGTGTCAGTTGGGGGAATGTTTTGAGCCATCAGTCTTGCGACGATTGCCCGAATAATGTCAGCGCCATAAGTAATCATTCGATAAGTCTATACTATTCCCGCCAATAGTCAAGGGATTTTATTTTTATTCATTATTTACTTGACAAGGCGCGGGGATTATAGGCCGCGATGTTGTAAGTCATTGAATATCAACACGTTACAGGCTCGGGCGCGTAAACCCTTGGTAATCAAGAGGTTACGCTAACCGTTCAAAACTCGTTTGCTAGGTCGTTAAACTTTTGCACGTTATCCGCGCCGATTAACGCGGCGAGCTTGTGATACAGTCCGCCGCAATGGTCGTAAATGTTTTTCGCTTTGATACTATCGGCGTCATAGTCGAAATTTGCAGCCCAATTTTCAAAACTTTCATCATGCGCGGCCAAGGCATCACGGCAATAAGACGCCAAAACTTCGTAAGACTTCGGCGTGACCTTTTGATTTTTCGCAAGTTGCGCGGCGGTGCTGGCGTGAAGTTGTTTGTTTTTGAATGACACGCTAGAATTGCGCTGGACGGCATAAACAACGTTCTCTTGGTCGGCGGATAAGTGATGAACAAAAGAGCTTGGCGTTTTGATTTTCCAATCCACATGACCCACGCCTAAACGATACTCCAAAGACAACGGCGAATTTTGCCGCCCTGAAAATATCAAATGGAAAAGAATATGCGGCCAATCCCCTTGCACGTCACCCAAAGGCACGGAGATGGACACGGTTAAATTTAGGGTTTCAAAAAGCTCTTTGGCTTTCTGGTTTGCGAGTTCGTAATCTTTCATGCGAATAGAGTAGCAGAATTGCGGATAGAGTCAAGAGAATAAATCGTCGTTTTGGAGTATTTTTTCCTTGACTTTTGCTATATTCTCTGCTATAGGAAACATCGTTGTAAGCCGTTGATTTGCAAGGGTTTGCGGGGTCCGGCGCGGAAGTCGTTGAATATCAAGGGGTTATGAATCTGATTGATGCAAGACTCCATCACGGGCGCTCGTGCTTAAGCGATAAACTTTTTTGCCGTTGGTTTGAAAAGTGTGGATTGTCACCCTGCCGTTGAGTTGGTCAACCTGAATAATGAGAGTGCCGAGTTCGGTTTTGATTTCAATAGGTGACTGGATTGTTATCATATTATTCCATCACTCCTTTGATTGCTTCCCGCGCGGCACTCGCTGGTGTTGCACCGTCATCATACAAATCCCGATAGCAAATGTCCGGCAAATCCGCCGATGATAAACCGATGCTGTTTTCAATCACGCGGTCAACCGCGTCCATCCATTTGTCGAAGGTGTTATATTTTTGCATAAAGTAAGATTAGCAGATTTCGCGGGAATGTCAAGGATTAAATCGCGCCAAAATCGCTTCGACATCAGCTTTCGACAAGTAACAAAGGCTGGTTTCGCTGTCAAATTCCAAGCGAACATCGCCGTCCTTGTCCGGCAAACTCACTTTGGTTTTCGGCAACTTGCCGACGGTGATTATGTGGGGCTTTTCATTCATGCGCGAAGTATAGTTGAAAGATTAGAGAATGTCAAGGGTTAATTGTGAAGCATAAAAGTCAGCAATTCCGCCGTCATCGTCAAATTTTATCCAAACGACGTTAAAACCTTCCTCCAAGTCCACAACGACACCTTTGATTGTATCTTTGATTCCCACTGGTGCAATTACTCGGTCCCCAATCTTAAATTTTTTCATGGCTTAAATATAGTTTATTTTGATTGATTTGTCAAGACTTTTTCGCAACTTTTCTTAAATAGGGCTAAATAGTGTTTTACCCAACTTTTCGCCACTTTTCTCAAATAGTCGTAAATAGCGCAAGTTTTCCCAAGTTTTCTCAAATAGGGTCAAATAGTAAAATCCGCGCTCACGCCAGTTTCGCCCGATTCCGCCGCCTGACGTTATCGTTAAAGCCGGGGTTTTCGTAACCTGCTCTGACTCAACGGGTTACACGCGCCTCCCAGCGTTATCGTTAAAGTGTCCCGTTTCGGGACAGATTTGTAAGTTGTTGGTTTTCATCATGTTATGCGCGGCTAGTTCGCGGCTAGGGCTTGGAGTATTTTCCAGTTCGCGTGTGTTTTCTGGCGGATAAAAGCGCGGACTGCTTTGCGGAGTTTGCGGTTTATTTTCATAAGGTGTTCAATTTCAAGGGTTTGTGTGCGGCTAGTAGTCGTGGTGCGCGGGTTCGTTTTCGTTTAACTGGTTGCGATATTCACAAGCTGCGTCGTAGTCGCGGAAAACAAGCGGCGCATCTTTGCCGTCGCGCTCGTTGTCATAGACTGGGCGATTCGTCCGGCGGTCTATGATTTGCCAAGCGTCAACCCGTGGATTGATTTGTTTTAGATAGTAGTTGTTTTTCATAAGTGCCTCATTTATAGGGGTTTGGCGGCGGTTACTTGGCGCGGGTGATATATGCGAGCCATTTTCGCAAGATGTCTTGCGGCGTGTCGGTAGGCTTTCGCCTTGTCTGGCGTGTCCATTCGGCGATGGAAGTTTGCAAGCCAGCGAAAATGTTTGATTGTTGTTAGTAAAGCGTCTTTATTCATAAGTGGTTGTTGTTGTGGTGGTTGGTTGCGGTTACTTGGTGCAATCCCAAAGCGGTTTGAAGTTCGGCAATCCGCAAGCGGTGAAAAACTTTGCGGGGTCAAAGTCTGTGTTTTGCTTGGCTAGTTTGGCGGCGTTAAGCTCGGCCATTAGGCCGCGTTCGTGTTTGTTTTCAATGCGGGCGATAACGTCCGCGATTTGCTGAAAGTGTTTGCGTGTTTGCATAAGTGGTTAATTTTGTGGCGGTTGTGTGCGGCTAGTTGGCGGGCTGTTCGTGTTGTTCTATGATGTCGAGCGCGTCAATCGGCGGCGCAATCTCGGCGTGAATGGTTGCGAGTAGTCCGGCAAGGTTTCCGCGTATGCGGGCGATTGATAGTTTTTCCGCAAGTTCGGTTGCGTCAATGCGGTTGTTTATCGGCTGGCGTAGGTTGTGCGCGGTTAGCTTGGCGTGATTGATACTGGGTGCGGGCGCGTCCTGCATAGCTTCCGGCGTCGTTTCTTCCGTCGTGGCTTGTGCTAGGCGGCTGATTGCGTCTTGGGCGTCTATTGATTGGAATTGATTCATAGTTTTCGTTAGTTGTTGGTTTTGTGGTGGTTGGGTGCGGTTAGTTGCAAAGTGATTCAAAGGCGTGCTTCTGAACATAATCGGCGCGAAAGTCCAGCTCGTTCAAAATCTCAAGCTCGTCGTCCGTCATGGCGCGTTCGTCGATGTCTGCGCTTTCAATGTACGCGTCGCAAAAATCGGGATAGTCGCGGCTGTCAACGTCGGCGAGCTGTACGTTTGATATTTTGCCGGTCTTGGCAGCTGTTTCAACGGCGTGTTGCAATTCGGCGCGGGCGTCGGCTTGCTGTTCGCGGATTAAATCCATGTTCGCCGGAATGATTTTGATGTTGAATTGTTCGGGGTTGTTTGTTCTCATAAGTGGCTGGATGTTAATGGGTTAGGTGTTGGTGTCTTATTCTTGGACAGTGTTATCGTTGTCATGTTCGTTTTGTTCACGCTGCGCGGTTTGCTGTTCCGCCATTTGCGCGTTGCAATCGTCGTTATGGTCGTGCATTTTTTGGCGCGGTTTAATGGGCGTTATGTTGTAACCATCCGGCATGTTAAAGTTTTTTGTCATATTGTTTTCAGTGTTAAATTGTTAATCGTTACGCCCTAAAGATAATTCATACAGGGCAGGCGTCAAGAGAAAATCGTGTTTTTTATGAAGATTTATTTTCATTATTTACTTGACAAAGCCAAGCCGTATCACCCTTTTTTGAAAGAAATTTTTGCTCAAAATCGCGTATAAAACCGCTGGGTGGGGGTCTTCATTCTCCCCATAAACATTGAGCCAAACTAATAAACCACGAGGTTAAAAATCCGCCGGGGCTAAATATTTTTCAAAGTATTTTCATTAATTGGTCATACCTAGTGTATAATATGGTATGGAACAGTTATTGTTATTTAAAGAATGCGGTGAGTGTAGTAAAAAGAAACATAATAAAATCATTAAATTCCCTCATTGGATTTATTGGAAACACGATGAATGTGAAGGATGTAATCTAGTCTTAAGCATTAAAACCCTTAGTCAAATACATTCCTTTTTGCGGCAACGAGAATGGGACAGAGCTAAACTAAAGCGGTCTCCAATATTAAGATTGAAGCAAAACTTACGTAATCGGGTAAGAAAGATATTAAAAACAACAAATCAACCTAAATTCAACATCAGTAAGTCAAAATTAACAGGATGTACCAATTTATTCCTTAAACAGCATCTTGAACCACAGTTTAAAGAGGGAATGACTTGGCAAAATTACGGTTCTGGAAACGATGAATGGAATGTTGACCATATTAAGCCCATGAGTAGATTTGATTTGTCTAAATTAGAAGATTTAAAACTTGTAAATCACTATACTAATCTACAACCAATGTGGGCAGAAGATAACGGTAGAAAAGGTGATAAATATGAGTAAAAAACAACAAATTAAAGAAATAGTCTTATTTAAGACCTGCACCTCTTGTCTTATAGAGAAGCCTTATCAAGAGTTTAGAAATCAATCTAACACTAAAGACGGATTAACGTCTTATTGTCAAAAATGTATCCAAGACAAACGCAAAGTAAAATACGCCCAAGACCAAAATTACAAAGAGAAATGCGTCAAACAAGTAAAAGCATGGCAGTCTAAAAATCGACCACACATGAAATCACAACAAAAACAATATTCTCAAAATAATCCTTGGGCCAGACTATCTGGTTCTTTAACTAAACGATTAAAACGTAAAACAGGTCTCATCAGCAAAGTCCAATTGAAGCCCGCCGAATTCAAGGCCTACATCGAATCCTTATGGTTACCGGATATGACTTGGGAAAACTACGGTAAGCTATGGGAGGTTGTAAGAATAAAAGCGATTATTGAATTTGACCTGCATAATCCCGCCGAGGTTGTTAAAATTAACCATTATACTAATCTCACCCCCGATTACAAAGCCAACAGATTTGAAAAACAAAGAAAAAATAAAACCAATTCTCGACTTTTAAAATTACCCAAGATTATTTGAATATCATACTACTAATAGTGGTATCTTATTTTTTGTGTCAATAGGTTGTATAAATCAAATCATTCAGGTCAAAAAATGGACGAGCCTAAAAATCTTTGAAAGTAAAGTGTCTCAAAATAAGACAAATTAACCAAATTTAAGTAAAGATAAAAAAATTGTATTTTCCTATATGCTCTTCTATCTCTCTAAGGATGATTAAGGTAAAAATTGGCCGGAGGGTTTTAGATTTGTAAGCATTTTTACGTAAGAAAGTCTAATAAATCAATATAATAAATATGACAAGAATATGTAATATTTGTAAACAAGATAAACCAATAGAAGATTTTTACTTAACGTCTAAAAAGAAGTGGAGACAGCGTAGTTGTAAGATATGTGCCAGTATAAAGAGCAACGAAAGATATCACAAACACCCCAATAAACAATTAATTATGGCGGCCATGAAGAATTGGAATATCAATAATAAAGACAAAATAAAAAAATATCGTGCAAAGTATATAAAATCTCCTGCGGGTAAGATAGCAACGACACTGAGAAGAAGAATCAAAGATATATTAAAATCCCCAGTTTCGTTTTTAATATCCAAAACGATTGGGTGTTCGCCGTCGGAATTGAAAATACATCTTGAATCTAAATTTAAGGAAGGAATGACTTGGGAAAATCACGCATTTTACGGCTGGCACGTGGACCACATCAAACCTATTAGTAAGTTTGATTTAAATAATCCAGAAGAAATAAAAAAAAATAAATCATTATACCAATTTACAGCCATTATGGTGGCAAGATAATTTACGAAAAGGAAATACTGAAACTCTATTCCTACTTGTTGCGACAGACAATCAAAATAATTAAAGCTATCACTTGAGATGTCCAATCAGCTTGTCTGCCTCATAAAGTTTTGGCGTCCCCTCACGAATAAAGAGAATATACTTAATTTCGGGGGTATAATTTTCTTTTATGAATTTTAAGCAGTCTTGCATCTGGCGGAAAACACTAAAATCAATACTCACTGAATTAAAATTCAGATTAGGTTCCTTGTAGGCATTTTCCGTTACCACGAGATTAACGTTTGTGAAATCGGATACAAATATCTTATTCCATAGGATACAGATATTATCGTCAAAGTGAATATAGCCCTTGTAATTTTCCACGTTCTGTTGGAATGCGTCCAACGCCGCGCCTAGGGTATTTTCACGGATAATAAAGTTGGAAACGGGGTGATATTTCAGCATCAATTCTTGACACTTGACAAAAAAGTCCACCTTGACCTCTTGTGATAGAGATTGAAAAAGGACTGGCATAATTTACTCCCCGCCGACTTCGATTGGTTTTCTGGAGGGAGATGACTCTTCTTGAAAAATTTTGAGCGCGGTTTGAGTATCAGTAACCCCGCCCGGTCGGTTATTTTGAGGCTTAAGACTCTGCCACGCGGCGTCGGAATATTGGGCTTGTTTTTTCTTGCTTTTCGGCGCGGAACCAACTACGCTTTCAACCATTTTTGTTCCCTCTTGAATTAAACCTTGCACTTTCTCCCCGCGAACGAGTTCGAAGCCTTTGATTTCGGCGTCCATAGCACCAATCGCAGAACTAATCCCCAAGTCAGCGAGACAGGTTGCATTTTCGTCATCAATATAATCATCATCCCCGCCGCGAACTTGTCGGGGTGTAAATTGAGCATTATTTCTAATGGGTTGTTTGGCTTGGGCTTGTTCTGTCGGAGGTTTCTCTGAAAGTGAAGCTTGTGAACAGCCACACTGACCGCAGAATTTTTGCCCCACATTTAATTTGACTCCGCAGTTATGACAGAATTGCTGGACTAGATTACTCATAGGATATTATACAAAAATTACACCTTTTACTCAAATTAATTTAATTATTTTATAATTCTAATTGATTTTACTATTATAAACAATGAAAAAACCACAGTCTTCTTTTGAAGAAAATTATGAAGTGATACGAACCGAAGTACAGAAACATCGAGGAAAATGGACGCTGAATAGTATCAACTGGATGGATTGGAATGATATATCATCCATCATCATAATTCACATTCATAAAAAGTGGAATCAATACAATCAATCTAAACCACTAAAACCTTGGCTCTCTACTCTAATTACTAACCAAATTAAAAATCTAGTCCGCAACCACTACACCAACTATGCCCGCCCATGTCTCCGTTGTCACGCGGCGATTGACTCTGATGGTTGCAAGATTTACAAAACTCAGTGTGACGCTTGTCCTCTCTACGCCCATTGGCAAACAACAAAACAATCAGCTTCTTTTATTAAACTCCCTCTTTCAATAGAAAATCATACCAACGAAGTCCACGAAATGCAAGACTACTCTGAATATAATCCCGCCGACGAACCCAAGTTCCATGAGGCGATGAAGACCACTTTAAAGCCCATCGAATTTACGGTTTATAGCGGCCTCTATATTGACCACAAAGAGGAATCTGCAGTTGCCAAGGAAATCGGTTTCACCACGAATGAATTGGGCAGAGTTCCGGGGTATAAAAATCTCTTCCTTATACAGAAAACCATCATTGAAAAAGCCCGCGAGTTCTTAAATGAAACTGGATTACATTGATAAAGTATACGTTTGCATAGAGTGCGGACATAAGCAATTATCTAAGTTTAGACTGCCTTACTGTTGGGATACATTCTGTTGCGGGTGTAAGAAACACAACGCCAAGTTTAAAACCGTTATATGCAAGAAGAAATAATTTTAACCCCAGAGCAGGAAAAATTGCTGCTAGATTTTTGGAATAAAGACCCCGCGAATCCGCCGAGTATTAAAGCTCTTACTCAAGAACTTGCGAAAACTATGCCTGATATAGAAGGGAAAAATCTTGATGGCCGTGGACCTCTCGGAAAAGCAGTTAAAAAAACTCTCGCGCGATTTAATATCAAGCCCCAAACTGCGGATGAGTATTCCAAGAAAACCGACAAGATAACTCTCACCGATGAACAGCAACAATTGATAGTTAATAACGTCTCCACGCAAACGGCGGTAGAACTCGCAAGGCTTGCATTTAATAATCCATCACTGACAAGTCTATCTGCCGAAGCGCGGGTAGTAAACGCATTTATCAAAACCCTCGACACGAAGATTGTCTATAAGGAGGAACAAAACAAGGAAATCCCAGATGGGGACTATGAGCCGCCGAATAGTTTGGATAGGGTATTCCGCCGCGTAAATCAATACGTAAATTTTGCCCTAGATAAAGAGAAACTTACCTCTCAGCAGAAAAAGGGGTTAGAGACATTAATTAATTATCTCCACACCTACCGCTTCATTAGACAGATTAATAGTTTCGATAAACAAGACGATAGGAAATCTTTCGAAGATAATTTTATTCGTTATACTTATGACAAGCCCGATTTAACACAGGAAGAAGTCGACCAATATATTGAACTCTCTAATCAATTTGTACAGGGTATTAAAACATCCGCGCGTAAGAATATTTTAGAGGATAGGTTGGCGGATTCTAGCGGAGTAACAGACTCGGAAACTATTAAAGTGTCGATGGGGCTAGTAGAAGCAATAGGCAAGGCGGGGACTGAATATGACCAGTGTTTAAAGAGACAACAAAAACTCCTTGAGGATTTGAAGGAGAAGAGAAGTACCCGCTTAAGCAAGCAAATCAAAGAAAATGCAAGTATACTTAATTTGGTTACTTTATGGAGGGATGAGGAACAAAGAGCGAGACTATTACATTTAGGAGAGTTAGAGCAAAAGGCGGTCGCTAAAGAGTTCGACCATTTGATGAGCATGGATGAACTGCGCTGTAGAATACTCGGGGTAGATAGGGATAGTATTTTACTTGAATAATTATGCCTATAATTTGTAAAGTTTGTTCTAACGTACTTGAAAATGACTTATTGTTTAATAAGCATCTAAAGTCACACAAAATTACTCAATGTGAATATTTTCAAAAATATGAGCCGCGCTACGATAGATATGATAGCTCTATTATCCTCTATAAAAATAAAGACTACTATTTTAATACCGAATTTAACTCAAAAACCAACTTCAAAAAGTGGCTTAAATTAGTCCCGCCGGAAACCGCTAGAGCTTATATCGTGAACTTTTTGAAACAAAGAAAGACAAAGAAAAATTTGACTTACGCTCCGACACAAGCCGAACTCCGCACTTTAATGTTGCCCGGATTAGTTTACATAGAGAAACACATTGGTAGTTATGGAAAAATTTGCGAAGAGGTCGGGTTAAAACAACGATTTACTCAAGGTAAATTGAATGAAAGTTTATTTATTGATATTTCCAAAAAAGTTATATTCCAAGACACCCGCGAACAGAAGCCGCTGGAGTTTGATAATCAGACCAGAACCAAGGGAATGAATTTCGGCGACTATAGATTAGTAGGGTCAAGTGTACGTATTGAGCGTAAAAGTATAGCTGATTTTTGGAGTTCTATGACTGGGGGATTTAAGAGGTTCGAACGAGAAATTATTCGAGCAAAAGAGGCGGATTCTTATTTGGTTATTTTGATTGAGGGAACTTATGAAGAACTTGAAAATTTTCCGACACAGCGACAAGTCAGAAGTAAAATAAGGGCTTCCATTGAATTTTTAGCCCGTAATATGCGAGAATTATTATATAATTATTTAAATATTCAATTTTTATTTGTTAATGGTCGAGATGAGGCAAGTAGGGTTATTCAGAAGATATTTTCAGCCGGAGAACAGATAAAAAACCTTGATTTACAGAAAGAGTATGATATAATTAATCTATGAATACTAAAAAATGTAATGTTTGTCATCAGGAACTATCATACTTTTTATTTTACAAAGATAAACGTAATAAAGATGGCTTCGGTGGAATATGTAAACCATGCACATCTATTAAATCAAAAGAATACGTTAAGACCCATACCTCGGAAATCAAGTCGAAACGAAAAGAACGCTATCTTGCAGATAAAGAAGGGATGAAAGAAAAGTCTCGTGAATATTATCACAATAATAAAACAAAGGCTAAGGCTAAGATGAAAGCATATAGATTATCTCATAAAGATGAGCATAAACTTCGTTGCGCTAAATATTATAAAGAACATAAAAAAGAAATGTTGGGGGCGTGTAGAGTTTATCGCATAAAAAATAAAGAAAAGCTAAACAAAACCCAAAGACTCAAAAGAAAAAAGAATATCGTTAAAATTCGCGAACAAGAAAAACAGGGTCGCATCAGAAATCGAGATAAACTAAAAATAAGAAAAAAACTAGACTATCAAAAAAATAGAAAAAAGCGCGATGCGACCAAAGATAAATGGATTAAGAACAACTACGAAAAGCATAGGGCTTATCATAGACAATATTGGAAGGATAGACGAAACAACGATATAAACTTTAGGTTACAAGAAAATTTTCGTCAAAGAATTAATAAAGTCATAAAAGGCGAATCAAAAAGCCTACACAGTGCCGAATATTTGGGCTGCTCCATAGAAGAATTCCTAAATCATATAAAGTCTCAATGGACTCAAGATATGTCTTGGAAGAATTATGGACATTATGGGTGGCATGTGGACCACATTATACCTCTATCTAATTTTGATTTTACCGATATAGAACAACAAAAAATAGCACTCAATTATAAAAATCAACAACCTCTTTGGGCGACAACTAAAATCGCAAGAAAACATGGAGATTTTACTAGAGAGGGTAACATAAACAAAGGTAATAAAATACTATGATTTATTCTCCTTTAAAATATCAGAAACCAGTCGAGGATATTAATATTTATCTCAAAACTCTGAAAGGGGAGCTTAATGATAAAGAGGCTAGAATTACTTTAATTAAATTTTTGTATCGTAATCTGGGTTTTACAGTTAAAGTCCTGACGGGGATTATTCTCGACCCGGACCAGATTATCATGCTTAAGGCAATGTTACAGAGTAATTATTCCTTATGTATTCTCTCTCGTGGCGCAGGAAAAACTTTTATTTCTGCTGTATTTTGTGTTTTGCAATGTATATTCCATCCTAATAGTCATGTCTTGGTGTGTGGCCCGACTTTTAGAACGTCAAGATTTATATTCAATAAAATTATCGAAATTAGTGATGGTAGACACGCCCAGCTCTTATATCAGGCATTAGGAACGATGGCGAGAAGAAATGACGAGTTCAAGTTAGAGATAAACGGCGGTAGTATTATTTCTATTCCTCTTAGTGGCGATAAGGTCCGTGGTTACAGGGCAAATGTTCTTGTTATAGATGAGTTATTGCTTATGCCGGAAGAAACAGTTGAGAAGGTCCTAATGCCGTTCTTGGTAGTCCCCCAAAATTTAACAGAAAGACAAATTATACGAGAAAGAGAAGATGAGTTAATAAGAAAAGGAGTTATTACCGAAAAAGATAGAATACAATTCCCCAATACCGCCAAATTTATAGGATTATCTTCTGCTAGTTTTACTTGCGAATATCTATATAAAAAGTACGATGAGTTTGCTAAACAAATCTATAGTGCTGATATGCCGGTTAATAAAGCTAAGTATTTTGTAGCTCAAATGGCTTGGAATGCGATACCAGAACATAGGATGGATAAAGCTATTATCGAATTAGCACAGGGTAACGAAGCTAATTCGGCGACATTTAAAAGAGAGTACATGGCGACCTTCATTGATGGCTCGGACAGTTATTTTTCAATGAATAAGATGCTAGCCTGTACGATTCCAGATTGTGAATCTCCTACTCTTACGCTGAAAGGTGAAAAGAATAAAAAGTATATTTTATCTATTGACCCTAACTTCTCTAATTCTGAAACTGCTGATAATTTTGCTATGTGTCTAATGGAGGTTGATGAAGAAAAGATGAATGAGGGTAAAATAAGCGGGACCGTAGTCCATAACTACGCCAAATCGGGAAAAGACTTAAAAGACCATATTAAGTATCTATATTATCTTTGGAAGAATTTTGATATAGTGATGATAATTATTGACTATGCTGGATATCAGTTTTTAGACGCCGTAAACGAGAACGAACTCTTTAGAAAAGATGGAATTGAATTTAAGATATTTGAATTTTATGCCGAAAAAGACGGAGCAGAACTTGAACAACAATTAAAACTTGCCAGACGTGGTTATAACAGACAGATTAATAAAATTGTATTTACTCAATATTTTACTACTGACTTTATCAGAAAAGGTAACGAACATTTACAAGGGTGTATTGATTACAAGAAAATTTGGTTTGGTTCCTCTATCAAAGCTGATGGTAACGCCTTTGATAAGGCTGTGTCAGCGAATGTTAATTTGGATTGGGTTGGAGAAGAAAATTTAACCGACTTTATTGACCTTCAAGAGACGCTTATTAAACAAACGCGATATGAATGTAGTTCTATTGAGGTAAAATCAACCTCCAAAGGGACTCAAAGTTTTGACCTACCCCAAATCTTTAGAAGAGACCAAACAAGTTCAAGAATGCGTCGAGATTCATATACTGCGCTTTTATTGGTCACATGGGCCTTGAAGCAATACAGTGATATTTTGAATGTCCCACCCGAAGACAACTCAGGCTTCACCCCAGTTCTTGTCTAGTGTAATTAAAGCATATTGGATTAAGGAAATATGTTTGATAGTTCTATACGTCTTAAGCAGTTAAATCAGCCAGAATTGAGCGGATATATTTCTGGTATCATCGCCGGTTTTCCAGAGGCGTCTACCACTGGAACTATAATCCCTTCGGGAAGTGGAATCTATAATCTCGGCTCACCTCAAAATCCCTATTCAAAAATCTACACCGAACAATTAAATGTTCCTTCTGGTTCGGGCATCAATTTCGGAAGCACATTTTTCAACGCTTATACTTCTGGCGGCGCAGCCTACATTGATGTCGGGAGTTTTCAGATTAGTTCAAGCGGAAATTACATCTTTATACAAGGCCCAAGCGGTGTTGCGGGACCGAGTGGCGCTTTAGGACCAACTGGTCTTACTGGGACTAGCGTAACTGGTATTTACTATAATACGTCTAATAGTAACATCTACTTTCAGCTTTCTAATAACACCACAACCGGCTTTTACTTCCCGCCGTTTAGTGGAGCTAGTGGGGTTGGACTTACTGGATTTTTTCAGAGCGGTTATCGAATATTTCCGCAATTTAATCATTTTCAAGGAACGGGTGCGCCGTTAATTTTACCGGCGGGGCCAGCAGGACCTCCGGGTTCTATCAGCCTTTATTTCCAATCGGGGGATTTAACGGATTCGCTTTCGCAAGTTAATTTTCCATCCCAAGTGGATATTAACCCTTATTATTCTACTGGATATTTCCCGCCGATTTCGTTAATGCAAGGGATGGCATATACAATGGACTGTAGCGGTCTTAACACTCACATAATTTCTACCGCCGATTACCAATTTTTGAGTGGGATATTTTCGGGGCAGATTAATAACGTTCCTAACCCCGGAACGTCAATGCCATATTATGAAGACCCCGCGAATGGTACTGGATATTGGCGTTTGGTATTTTTTCCTAGTAGCACTCCTACTGGATTTTATTCTACCGCGAATGACTCATATAACATTTTTGGGACATTAGAGGCTACCAATACTCAGGTTTATGGAAGTTCCTTAATTAACAATGTTTATAGAACTAATATTTCTTTCACTACAGAATTCACGGCATTTGGAACTTATAACTATGGATTTATGGTCTACACTATCGGCGTAGATAGTTCTCAAGATGCTGTATTAACAACTCCGTCTACGGGATATGCTTTCGTGGTAGGTAGCGTTAATATTTCTTCTGGAATAGGTCCCGTCGGACCACAAGGCCCACAAGGTAATCTTGGTCCAGTTGGTCCCCAAGGTAATTTAGGTCCTCAAGGTGAGCAAGGTTCGATAGGATTAAGTGTTTCGTCTTACAATCAGCAACAGGTAGGAGCTAATAGTTATCAAATTCAATTTGTCTATTCCGACGGCTCTCTGGGGCCTTGGATAGCGTTACCTAGCGGCGGACCTTCTGGATTGCAAGGACCGAGTGGATTACAAGGGTCATTGATTAATTATTTCGCGGGAAATTATACAACGACTGGAGTTTATCCTACTAATACCACTCTAGTACTAAGCGGTTCAAGCTATATTAATAAAAGCGGGTCTTCTATTTCTGGAATAGCACCACCCAGCGGTCCTTGGCAGTTAATAGCTCAACAAGGTGGTATTGGTCCAAGTGGAGCAACAGGATTCGCGGATAAGTATAGTTCTAGTTTTTCAGTCAGTTATAACAACACTGGAATTTTGGTAAACAACGTGAATTTTAGCGGTACGGGTGCAATATTTCAAGTTGGACAAACAGTTCAAATTAGCAATCCTAGTTTATCGGGCTACGCTTATACGCCGCAGCAAAGTATTATCGTAGCGTCTAATAGTATTACGGGAAGTTATTTCTATGGTCTCATCAATTCATATAATTCAACTGGTGTTTTAAATTTTAACGTGACTAGCGGAGGGACTGGAATAATTAATAGTACGGTTAGCGGGAATTACTTTCTATATTACAATTATGGGAATGCTACGGTTAATCTAGGAGCGAATTTAGTCAGTGGGGCAACTGGACCAGTCGGACCTATCGGACCACAGGGACCTTCTGGACAACCTTCGGTAATGAGAAACGGGGTCTATGTCGGAAATTCAGGAATGAGTTTCACTTTTGAGCCATCAGGTTTAGATGTGTTTAATTTGTTGATAACTGGGGATGGAACGCAATATTATGGAGGTAGTAGCGTATTAATTGACTTTGACTATAATTATTGGACCACTGGAAAAGCGGTAATAGTGAAAATTAGAAATTCGGGAATACCGTTCGGAAATGAAGAACCGGCCCTTTTTTATTTTCAAAGCCTAAACAGCGGAGTAAATAATTATACTAATCAAATTAAATGGCCGTCCAATACATACAGCCGCCCAGATGACGGAGAGGCTTTTTTATTTACTCTGCTGAGGTTCCCCGATGAATTCGGAAGTCCTGCTATCTATGGGACCTACAGTAATACATATAGGTGATATGTTTAAAATCCTATTGCCTTTTTCATGGTTTCCAATATAATTTTTATCTGCCCCGTGAGAATTAGTCACACTTTTAGTGTAATTTACTTATAATACCTAGAATTATGGCTAAAAAGACTAAAAAGGAACTCCCCGCAATCCAAATGATTGGAGCCGTCGGTAACAAGTCTTCGCTCAAGAACCCTCCTGTTAAGAAGTTGGGTAAAAAGTCTTTTATGCCAGAGGGTTTTTCAATGGCTTCTGAAGATGATGGCAACGGCGGGGGCGGAAGTTCTGGTGGGCGCAGAGACCGCGCGGGTAGCGTTTTAAGAACAGACCGTTATAAGAATATTAGCGACGGGTTGGTTCCATTTCGTAACTCAAATGCCATATACGACAACGGTAGTTCGGGGGTTGATATTAGGGATGCTGTTATTTTGTGCCAAAAATGCTATTGGAACTTCGCTCTCTTCCGTAATATCATTGACTTAATGACCGAGTTCTCAATTGACGATATTCTTTACGCGGGTGGTAATATGCAGTCACGTAAATTCTTTGAGGCCCTCTTCAATAAGATTAATATTTGGGACCTACAGGATAAATTTTATCGAGAATATTATCGTAGCGGTAACGTATTTATTTATAGATTTGATGCATCGGTTGAACCCGGAGACGTTAAAAAAATTATAACAAGTCTAGCATCTAAAACTTCAGTTGGCAATCCAGTAATGGACCAAAATCAACCAATGGGCGCTCCAGAAAATCATATGGGTTATCCCACTGGCTACCCTAAAAGTAAGGACGACATTGACAATAATCCTCTTCTACAAGACGGCCCAGTTAAGTTGGAGGTAGAGCCAATGAAAATGCCCGCGAGATATATTATTCTCAATCCTGCCGATATTAATATGTTGGGAACGGCGAACTTCTCATATGGTATCTATTACAAAATTCTAACCGAGTACGAAGTATCTCGTTTGCGTAATTTACAAACCGAAGAGGATATTGAGGTGTTTAATACTCTGCCGAAATTTACCCAAGACCAAATTCGCGCGGGTGTCCGTAGCGTTTACATTCCCCTTGACACGAAAAAAGTCAAGATAGTATTCTACAAAAAACAAGACTACGAACCTTTTGCAGTACCAATGGGTTATCCCGTTTTGGAAGACATTAATGCCAAGATTGAAATGCGTAGAATCGATATGGCGATTTGCAGGACAATGCAGCAGATTGTATTGTTAGTGACCGCTGGAAACGAACCAGAAAAAGGCGGCATTAATCAAAAACATCTAGAAACTTTAACTAAAATTTTTAAGAATGAATCAGTTGGTAGAGTTTTGGTTGCAGATTATACCACAAAAGCCTCATTTGTTATTCCTCAAATTGCTGACTTGCTTGACCCAGCGAAGTATGAAGTTATTGACCGCGACATTAATATCGGTCTTAATAACGTGTTCCTTGGGGGCGAAAAGTTCGCCAATCAACAAAAGAAAGTCGAAGTATTTGTTAAGAGGCTTGAACAGGCAAAACAGTCATTTTTAAATAACTTTTTAATTCCTGAGATTAAAAGAATAGCAAAATCATTGAATTTCAAGTCGTACCCAACGCCATACTACGATTCTAACCAATTCAAAGACGACGTTTCCTACGCTAAGATTTATACACAAATGGCCACGCTTGGTCTTATTACTCCCGAACAGTGCGTAGAAGCGATACAAAACAATAGACTCCCTGAGAGCGACACAATGGAACCGGCGCAAGAAGCTTACAAAACTCAACGTAAAAACGGCCTCTATGTTCCCCTAGTCCCACCGCCACCTGTACCCGGAGCAAAACCCGGAACTGCCGCGCCCGGACAAACTGGACGCCCACAGGGAACTAGTGGAATTCCTCAGGCTACTAAAAAGATTACGCCGATGGGTTCTAAAGGCAGCGCCGATATAAAAATTAGTCTTCCTAAGATTAAAGACAACATGGTAATCGCTCAGGAAACTGAAAAAGACATCATTGCATTCCTTAAGAAAAAACACAAAGTCAAAAAACTCACCAATTTGCAAAACTCCGTTGCTTCTGGAATCCTTACTACGATTATGAGTAATGAAGAGAGCGATAAGTGGCAGTCTTCTGTTAAAGATTATTGTAATGAACCAATGGATAAAAACTTGGAGAGGGTTTCGGCGGTATTGGATATGGCTTATGCTCACCAAGTTGACGGCTATCTCGGCGCGTTATTCTATTCAAGCAGAGCAACTGAAGTTCCAGAAGAACCGAAGGAGGCGTAATGTCCTTCGGCACTTTTAATCTCTACAATTTTTTCCAAAGTCCTAATACCGGAGTTACTCCCGCACCGGGGACTTACGATGTCACTTCAATCGTAGAGGGTGTTGGCGAATCTGGAAACATAGCGGACTTCAACTGGCCTTTCCCGTACGCTGGGACTTCTGTTCCAATAGAAATTGTCGAGGGCGTCGGCGGTGCATTCCAATTAAAATTATTCAGTGATTCATATGTCGGACTAAGGTTCGCTTCGGTTAATGAGGTTTTTTCTGGGCAGTTACAGGGAGATTCCGAAAATTCTCATTCCTCCACAACAATATCGGGTACATTTAATCCAATGGATTCAGGATTTCAGAATTCGTATGTTGTATTTTCTGGATTAATAAGCGGCGCTCCCCAAGACTCTCCGGTTAATTACATTGTCCTAAGCGGCGTTATTACAGACCAACATCCAGATTTTGGGCTTCCATTCTTAGTGTTTTCTGGGCAGTCCCTGAATGACCAGCCAAACATAAGTGACATTGGTTATACTATTTCCGGCACAGTTTCTGACGCGGACTACTCTAATCCCACTTTGAATATTACATTTAGTGGAACTTTTATACCCACAAATCAAGATACTGCGAATATTTCATATGGGTTTTATGGGATGGCGACGTATAATAATGTAACCGTTACGAGTACCGGCTTTATAAATTCGGCCAATATAAAATATGGTTTTGCATCATTTATCAGCACTCGCGGGGCATAGTGTAATTAAAAGAAGGCAATGAATTCAAGCATCAATTGTGGAATCAAAGGCAGTTACCAAGTCCAACTTAAAAGTGGGGGCAAGGTAGTTGAGGAAACTCCTTGGTTTAGTAACGACATCACCAACGCAGGTCTTAACTATCCTTTTATTTATTCATTCGCGAACTGTTTCATGTTCCTTTCGCTAGGTGGTTCTGCTTGGGTTTACAGCTCTTTGAGACAACAAAACACGGGAACAAATTCTCCCATTCAATCATTTCAAGTTTATGACCCGACATTCACTGGCAACGCTCAACAACCAAACGCGACCGGATATTACCAACATACTGGACAGTATATAGGCTGGGAAGGATACGAAATCGGCGGTCAGCATAATTCAACTTTCGCGGGGTCTTTTTCTTCTACTTGCGGGACTAAGTTTACTAATCAAGGAATTAATCTATATCGTGGGTGGACGATTCCTACCGGCGCTAATGAAAACGGAGCAGTTCTCGGACAGGCTTTGACCATCAACGGCTTCATGGTGTCTCCAAGCAGCGGGGCAAACATAACAGGAAATCAAGCATTTAGTTTGGTAGATAGAACGGTAACTATTCCATCTGGATTTACCGCAACTATAACTTATCAACTGAGCTTAAATTTCAATAATTATCAAACTTATACTTATTTTTCTGGTGTTCAGGGGGATTCTAACGGCTACTTTAATACTGGCAATGCGGCTATTGGAACCAATGGTTCTGAATTAGGACTTTTAAGCGGCTGGAGTAATTTGAGTGGTATTTATAGTCAAATTTATCCGGGGGTTCAAATTGTTGATTCTTTAGGGGCATGTATCATTCCAGCGTGGGGAGACCAAGCGGAACCGATGTATTCTCAATGTCCCAACTTGTATTTTTATCTATCTCCCGATATTTCTGAATTTGCAGTAAGTCCATATGGTTCGACGGGCATTAGCGAATCTGGTGCGTATAATACCCCCGGAGTAATGGCCAATTATACAGAATTTGTTTCAAGTGTCGGCGGGGATTTAAGTGTTTATAGCACGGTGGAAAATTCTTGGCCCGCTAATCCTGTGGCGTGGTATTATTCGGGATTATCTAATGGCGGGTCTCAATCAAATGGGCCTTCGACTGTAACGTCGGTGACGATTCCTTCTAATATCCGATTGCAGAATTTACTTTCTATTCAAGACTATATTAATGATAGCCCGATTTCTCCATCGGCTTTTACTTACCAAGTGCAAGGATATGTTTCTCCGATTACCTCTCAAGAGCCAGTAGCGTTCGCAACGCCGGGAAGTTTAGGAATCAATTCTAGTTACGCAAATTACGGCCAAAGAGCGGTTTACTCAACCTATCTCAAAAGATTACCGCCAACGGGTTCTACCTTAACTGGGGTTGGTGGCGTTGGTATTAGAAATAAAAAAGTCACCAAGTCCGCTCTCTTCTCTCCAATCCAAAGCGCTGGTACTAATAGCAGATACGGTTCTCTAGTATTAGGATATCTTTCCGCAGTGGGAACAATAGGTAGCTTAACTTTCCAACCTTATGTTGATTTTCTTTTCTTTAATAATTCGGGCAGGGCGGCGGATACGCCTCATTATAGGTTGATTCCAGATATTTGCCTGACCGACAGGGGTAGCGGTGTCTCGCAAGTGAGATTTGATATTACTGGGGCTAATGGTTTAGCTCCAAGTTCGATTAATAACCTGTATAATGTATACGGTTTTATGGGTCCCGGTGTTGCGATTACCCCGACCACTGCTTCTGGGTTAGATATTAATCATCCCGAACTTCAAGCTGGCGGTTCTGGATATCTATTTACTGGGGAGATTTTAAATCAAGGCGTGACAGGAATGGAAAACTGTAACGGCGGAACTGGTTGGGGTGCTGTATATGGAATTATTACCGGCTGGAACTTTTTGGGGAGAGAATATGATACTTGCCTAATTGATAATACTCCTTGGTATACCACTGGGTTTTCTGGTTTTAGTGGTAGTTATGGGGTCGGAACTTATCCTAATCCGACAGGGGATTCTAATCTTTTATACTGGCCAGTCAAAGGTTCTGGACTAGGTTTGAGAATTACTGGAATGCAATATTATCTTAATGGTTATGGTAATATGTCTGACCCCTTTGATTATTTCATAACCGGTAATTATCAGATAATTAGTGATATAATCTATACTGGGTTTGCTTTAACTGGAACTAATGCCGTCACTACTGACTTATATCAATATACAGGAAATTCAAATTTAATTTATTTTTCTGGAGCTGGAACATCTGATTTCCCGTTAAATATCTCTGATATTACAGGCAACCTTTCTCTTCAATATAACATTACTGGTAAAAGTTATAATTTTCAAATAGCGACGGGACTGGGTGCCAATCCAGTTCGATTTTCTGGCTTTAAAATACAAACTGGGACATGGGGCTATGAACAAAACTGGACACCGGCAAACATACTAGCCTCTACTGGGAATTCTATAGTAGGGAAAGATACATCTAATCATAATATTACTTTGGTTTATTTTGATGGCTTTAATTATTGGCCTTTGACTGGAAATGCTAATTTTAGTTTGCTACCTACTCAATTTAAAAAACCCTCTGGCGTCATCCATCATGTCGAAAATATAAATGGTTCTGGTAATAGACTTTTACCTAATTA